GGATGGCTTCTGGCGGTGCGGTGTGCGGCATTCGATTGAACCGCAGAGCTATCCTGATGACCATTTTTCCGCAAAGCAGCTTGCAATTATGAAGGATGAACCGATGCTGGTTGTCCAGGAGCTGCCGGACGAAGAAAAGAAGGATAAGAAGAAATAGTACGGCATGCCATACTGCACATTGCAAAATATGCTCGACCGGTTTGGAGACGAGGAGCTGATCCAGCTCACCGACCGTTACGGCGCCGGAGTGGTTGACGAAACCGTGCTCGACCAGGCCATCGCCGACGCGGGCGCCGAAATAGACGGCTGGCTGGCCGGGCTGTATCCGCTGCCGCTGGCTGAGGTGCCGCCGGCGCTGATACTGCGGGCCTGTGATATGGCTCGCTACTATTTGTATGCCTCGGCGCCGACAGAGATTGTGCGGAAACGCTATGAATCCGCGGGGCAATGGCTGCGGGCCGTGGCAAAGGGGGATGTCCCCCTGATAAGCACCGCGGGAGCCAAGGAGGAGACTGAGGACGTGGCGGAATTTGTAAACGGCCGGGAGTCCGCGTTCGATCTTGGAGGAGGATTCTGATGGGCATGATTTCCAGCGTGGAAGACGCCATTATTGCCGCAGCCGGCACCGCCCTTGGTGCTACGGTTCGCACGATAGAGACCGTGCCGGGAGGCTGGACCATGGATAGCCTGAGCCGCGCCCTGCAGTTTGCGCCTGGGGTGTATGTCGCGTTTATCGGCGGCCAGCGCGGCTCTGCCGGACGCGGGCACATGGATGGCCAGTTCATGGTGTACGTGGTCACCAAGGGGGCCAGGGAGCCGGACCGGAGGCGCGGCAATCCGCGCGAAATCGGGGCATATGATATCCTGGAGCTGCTCTATCCGCGCCTGGACGGCCTGGCCGTTACCGATATCGGCAACCTGGATGCGCGGGGCGGCATCGACAATCTGTTTCGGGACGCCATGTTTGACCTCGGCGGCACGGTGTACGGCCTCGGCCTGACCGTACCGAACATGCCGTTTGATTACCTGGTGAATGATTCCGGCCTGGATGATTTTCTCCGCACCTTTGTCAATTACGACCTGGCGCCGACGGACGGCACCATTGACGCCAGCGACCAGATTGATTTGCCGCAGGAGTAAGGACATGACAAAATTATTTCTCAAACCGGCCGAGCCTGGCGCCGTGGTCCGCTTCCCCGGCGATCCGCGCCGGGTGCTGGCAGCTGACGGCGAGGATCTCTATCTGACGCCGTTCTGGCAGCGCCGGATCAATGACGGTTCGGTCGTGATTGCCCAGGGCGCGGCCGGCAAAAAGGAGGGCCGTAAATAATGACCATATCATTCAACACCATCCCGTCCGCGCTCAGGGTGCCGCTCGCTTACGTCGAGTTTGACAACAGCAGGGCCGTGGTCGGCACGCCGGCCATCCCGTTCAAGCTGCTGGTCATGGGCCAGAAGCTTTCGACCGGCATCGCCACGGAAAACGTGCCGATCCAGATCACCAGCTATGATCAGGCCGAGCTGCAGTTCGGGCGCGGCAGCATGCTTGCGGAGATGTTCCGCACGCTTAAGGCCAACGACAAGTTCACCCCGACCTGGGCGCTGCCGCAGGTGGACAACGCCGCCGGCGTTGCCGCCACCGGCACCATTACTTTTGCCGGCACGCCGACCGAGGCCGGCGTGGTGTATCTCTATGTGGCCGGCACGAGGCTGACCGTCTCGGTGGCGTCCGGCGATACGGTAACGACCATCGCCGCTGCGGTGGCCGCTGCCATCAATGCTGATACCTCCCTGCCGGTGACCGCCTCTGCGGCGCTCGGGGTGGTGACCTGCACCGCCAGGAATAAGGGGGAGTGCGGCAACGGCATCGATAGGCGGCTCAACTACTATACCGGTGAGCGGCTGCCGGCAGGGCTGACCTGCACCATTGTGGCCATGGCCAGCGGCGCCACCAATCCGGTGCTGACCAACGCCATCGCCGCCATGGGCGACGAGTGGTACCAGGGCGTAATCTGCCCTTATACCGACGCGGCCAACATGAGCATGCTTGAGGCGGAAATGCTGGACCGCACCAGCGGCACCAGGATGATCGACGGCATCGTGTTCACCGCTTTCCGTGGCAATTATGCCGCCACGCAGACTTTCGGGGACGGCAGAAACAGCCCCCATGTAACCGCCATCGGCACCAACACCGCTCCGCAGCCGCCCTATATCTGGGCTGCCGCCTATGCGGCCCAGGCCGCGGCATCGCTCTCCATTGATCCGGCCAGGCCTCTGCAGACCCTGGTTATGAGCGGCATTATGCCGCCGGCGCTGACCGCGCAGTGGACCCAGGCGGAGCGCAATCTGCTGCTCTATGACGGCATCGCCACCCACTATGTGGACAGCGGCGGGCTGGTGCGCATCGAGCGAGAGGTGACCATGTACCAGGAGAACGCCTTCGGAGTGGCTGATCCCAGCTATCTGGATATCACCACCCTGGCCACTCTCAGTTACATGAGATACAGCGTCCGGGCCAGGATCACACAGAAGTTCCCGCGCCACAAACTGGCGGATGACGGCACCAACTTCGGGCCTGGCCAGGCCATCGTCACGCCGAAAACCATCAGGGCGGAGCTGATCGCCTTGGCCATGGAGTGGGTGATCGCCGGGCTGCTGGAGAACATCGACCAGTTCAAGGCCGAGCTGATCGTGGAGCGCAACGCCAATGACCGCAACCGGGTAGATGTGCTGGCCCCGCCTGATCTGGTCAACCAGCTGCGGATCTTAGCGACAAAGTTGCGGTATATTTTATAACGGATCATCAATAATCAGGTGGTCTGTAGGAGCGGGCCATGCCCGCGAGGTACGCAGTGATGATCGCGGGCATGGCCCGCTCCTACAGCCGGGAGGATTTATCATATGGGGAAAAAATTAGGCAAAGCATTTATCAAGGTGGATGGACAGGCCCTGGAGTCGATGCCTGGCGCCAAGCTTGATATCGGCGGCAATGAGCGGACCACGGTGGTCGGCGCCAATGAGGTGCAGGGATTTTTCGTGACGCCGAAACAAAGCAAAATGGAGTGCGAAATCACGGTGGGATCCAGTACCAATCTGGCAGCCATGCGCGACTGGGACGATGTGACCATTAGTTTTGAGTGCGACACCGGCCAGCAGTATGTAGTGCAGGGCGCCTGGCTGACCAATACTCCGGAGATGACGGCCAGCGAGGGCGGCCGGGTGCCGTTGACGTTTGAAGGGCCGCCGGCGCAGGAGATGGTGTGATATGAAAGACTTCCCAATTGAAATAAGTCTCAACTATCCGGTTGAGGCGTTCGGCGAGCAGATCAGCAAGCTGGTGATTAAACGGCGGCCGACAACCAAGGACCTTAAGGCCATGGACGCGGCAACCGGCGAAATCGCCAAAACAGCGGCTCTGGTCGCCAGGCTGTGTGAAGTGCCGCCGGCAACCATCGATCAGATGGACGCCGCTGATTTCACCAGGGCGGCGGATATGGTGCAGGATTTTTTATCCTGATTCCGCCAAACTGGCGGGATATGATGGGTGATCTGGCCTATGCCTTCCATTTTTCCACAGCAGATCTGTGGGGCATGGAGTTTGACGAACTGATTTTCTGGCACGAACAGGCGCAACGGTATTATGGGAAATCTGAAGACTAGCATAATCATTGATCTGATCAACCGGGTCAGTGGGCCGGCCAGGAAGATCAAAGAATCGCTGCTCGGCATCGGCGTGACGAACAAGCAGTTAGGCGCCGTCAGTGTTGCTTCGAGCCGGATAGGATCAGACCTTGCCGTTGTCGGCAGTGAGGTTGCGTCGCTTACTGCAAAGCTGGCCTTGCTTGGCGGCGCCGGCCTGTGGTTTGTCAAAACACAGCTGATCGATACCGCTGCCCAGTTTGAAAGGTTCAGCGCGATACTTAAGACCGTGGAAGGCAGCAGCGGCAAGGCAAAAATAGCCATGGATTGGGTCAGTGATTTCGCCACCCGTACCCCCTATGAGCTGGCCGAGGTCATGGAAAGCTTTGTCCGGCTGCGGGCCTATGGCCTTGATCCGACCAATGGATTGCTGCTGACGCTGGGAGATACGGCCAGCGCCATGGGCAAGCCGCTCATGCAGGCCGTGGAGGCGATCGCCGATGCCATGACCGGCGAAAATGAGCGGCTCAAGGAGTTCGGCATCCGGGCCGAGGCGAAGGGCAACAAGATGCGCTACACCTATACAGATGCCGCAGGTAAGCAGCAGTATAAGATTGTCGACAAAAATAATCGGGCCATGATCCAGAGTACATTGATGGCTATCTGGAATGAAAAATACAGGGGGGCAATGTCCGAACAGTCAAAGACCTGGGAGGGCATGGTATCCAATCTCTCCGACCAGTGGACGAGGTTCAAGGTTAAAGTCATGCAGGCAGGCCTGTTTGACTGGATGAAGGGTAAACTGTCAAATCTCCTGGCCACGGTGGACAGAATGGCTGCCAATGGCAGCCTGCAGAAGCTGGCCACGGATTTCGGGGTGAAACTGAAAAACGGCTTTGTGGCGGCCTGGCAGGTTGGTTCGGTGCTGTGGCGGGTGCTGCAGGCCGTGGCCGGAGTTGTAGCGAAACTGGCCAACGCCATGGGCGGATATGAAAACCTGGTGATGGCGGTTGCCGGATTGATGGCCGGCAAGCTGGTGCTGTCCATAGTATCAGTTGCCGCTGGTTTTGTTGGTCTTGGCAAGGCGGCGCTGCCGGTGGCGGCAACGGCTCTGAAGAATTTTATCCCATTGATGGTGCAGGCTCAGGCCGCATCGCTCGGCCTGCTTGCCGTGCTTGGCAAAATCGGCCTGCTGGCCACCGCAGGTGCAGGCGGCTATGTGATTGGCTCCGGCATTAATAAACTGCTTGGGGCCGGCATGGATAAGCTGACCGGCGGAAAGTATAAGGGCGAAGGGGCTATCGGCGAGTGGCTGTATGATTATTTCCATCCTCAGCAGACCCCTGCAACCAACAAAAGATCCGGTTTGCAGGCTGCGCCACAAGCGGCTCCTGCTCCATCCTTGGCGATACCGCCACCACAGAAAGCTCAGGCGAGCGGCATGTCCGGCGAGCTGAAAATGGAAATCATCACCCCGCCAGGCACCAGGGCGGTGATCCGCGACATGCGATCGCACAACCTTGACCTGGACGTTGACAGCGGCCAGATGATGCGGAGCCATTGATATGGTTAAAATTCCTGAGATCGGCGAGACCATCACCATAGAATGGGCGCTGGAACTGTGCCGGCATTTCGGTTTTGATTATCTGGTGGAGCGGATCAGCGCCAATCCGGAGCGCTATAAGCCGTGGAAATATGACGGCTGCTCCTGCGTGCTGGACCAGCTGCTGGCGACATGGGTCGGACCAGGCCATACCTGGCGGGATATCACCGATGAATGCGCGTTGCCCCATGATCTGCAATACGCTTTTGGCGATCCTGGTAACGAGCAAGAAAAGGCGCGGGCGGACCATTACTTCAAGACCAGGCTGATCATCTATGCTGGCATGCGGCCGGAGGCGGCCGAGGCGTTTCGCAAGCTGGTTGAATGGTTCGGCCAGGAGAAATACGGCCTCGATTTCAGCTGGGGTTTTGCCAGGGTGGATAAATGAGCTGGCGCGATAAACTACTGCCAGGCAGCTTCCGCGGCGTGCCGTTCGTGGTGGAGGCCTCTGACGGCGAGATCGGCCGCCGGGTGGCCCTGCACGAATACCCTCTGCGTGACAA